TTTTAATGAATATTATAAACTTCAAGCAAGATTTTCAACTGATACTAACCCAGGTTATACTGGGACTCAATTATCAACTTATTTAACAGATGAAACTAATTTAGCTAAATTCTCTGAATGGTCAACTGTTTGCTTAGTAAGATTTATTGAAACTCCTAATCTTCAAACAAAAGTAAATGGACAAGATCCAGCAGAATTACAAGTATTAAATATAGATAGCAGTAACGTTGCACTCGCTGGTAAATATGTGCATCATGTCCAGCCTGACACATCATTATTTTACGGACAAACAGATGAAGAATTTTTAAATAGATTTAAAGTAATCGTAAAAGACAGTGAAGATGAAGTTGTTTATTCAAGCGATTATTTAAATATAGATTTAAATAGTATAAATGAAATTAATTACACCATTCCATATTATTTTAATGTAGGTAATTATACTTTACAATTATGGTATGAAACTGCCAATTTATACAGTGACATAGAGACTTTCCCGCAGTTAAATGTAAATTACAATTCTAATACATGGGGTACTCAGTCTGTTGTACAAGAAATGACAGGAGTAAATAATATTTTAGGTAAAGTTAATATTTCATTTATACCTTTTGATGAAAATACCACTGTTCCCGCAGGTAGTCAATTTGTAATTCGCCGCGGAAGTGATGAAGATAATTTTGCAATTTGGGACGAAGTTTATAAACATACTTTAACAGAAGCGTTAACAGGAACTGATATGATTAGTTTTGATGACTACACTGTTGAAAGTGGAATTTTATATAAATATGAAATTAGTTATATAGATAATTCCGGTGTTTCACCAGTTCGTTATACTATTGTGGAAGGCCCTGCTATGACGATATTTGATCATGCTTTCTTAACAGGTGAAGGAACACAGTTATGCGTTAAATTTAATCCAAGCGTTAGCGGGTACCAGACTAATGTAGCGGATAGCATGGTCACTACATTAGGAAGCCAATTCCCATATACTCAAAGAGGTTCAGATATGTATTATAGAACCTTTTCACTTAGTGGTACTATTGCTTATGAGATGGATGAACAGCATATGTTTGCTTCCCGCACTTCAATATATGGTGATTGGATTCAAGTGTATGGTTCATATTTTGTAAATCATTATATGAATCAGCAAAATGATCGAATAACACAACGCAAGTTTAGAGAAATAGTTGAACGTTATTTATATAATGATACCCCTAAATTATTCCGTTCAACACCTGAAGGAAATATATTAGTTAAACTAACCAATATCAGTTTTAGTCCTAAAAATGAAATTGGTCGTTTAGTTTATGATTTCTCTTGTACTGCCACTGAAATAGGCGAACCTTCTATTGCAAATTGTAAGATGTATCAAATTCAAGATTTTGGTGATTAAGGAGGATGATGATATGCTAAAAAGTTATCCTTACTTAACAGATATAAATTTTTTAAATAGAATATATGATTTACATAATAAAACTCTTTATGTAAATATTACTTTATTAGATTGGAAAGAAAGACGAATACAGGATATTCAAGGTAGAGTTACAAGTTGTAGTATGTCAGTTAATGGTGATTCTGCGGTAAGACGTACTGCAAATATGAATGTTTATATAAAATCATATGATGAATTATATAATAGGCCAGATAGTTTATTTAACATCAATAAGAAGGTATTTATCGAAGTTGGTATTAAAAATATTCTTGGCCATTTAAGTGCTAGTAATTATCCTGATTATCCTATTATTTGGTTTCCTTTTGGAACTTTTATTATACAGAATGTATCTATTACAAGAGATAATAGTGGCGTTAGTTTAAGCATGACGCTAGGTGATAAGATGTGTTTGCTTAATGGAACAGCGGGAGGTACAATTCCCGCATCTACGAATTTCGAATCTTACGATACGATTGGGCCAGATGGAAGTATAGATACATTACCTATTAGAATAAATCAGATTATCCCCGAACTTGTGAATCACTTTGGCGGGGAAGCACTTGAAAATATTATAGTGAATGATATCCCTGATCGCATTCAGCAAGTTGTGAGATGGAGAGGCTCTACTCCACTTTATCTTTGGGAAGATAAGAATGATCCACAAGATTTATTTTATACTACAAGTAATCATAGTGACTTCCCAAGTTCAAGCTGGGCTAAACATAAAATTGTATATAATTATGATTGTGGATATTTATATACTGATTTTACATATCCAGGTGAACTTGCGGCAGGTGCGGGAGACACGGTCTGTACTGTATTGGACAAGATTAAAGAGACATTAGGGAACTTTGAATATTATTATGATGTATTTGGTACATTTCATTTTCAAGAAATTAAAAACTATGTAAATATAACCGAATGGCGTACTGCTTGGGAGAATTTCTCAAATCCTGATAAAGATGCAAGAACTTACTATTTGCCATATGCTTATAATACACGCTTAAGTTCTTCGGTTTATACATTTGATAATAAATTTATAGTAAGTTACAATAACAGTCCGCAATTTGATATGGTTAAAAATGATTTTATTGTATGGGGTGTTCGTAAGACTGAGGATAATCAACAGTTGCCTTGCCGCTATCATCTGGCTATTGACTCCCGCCCGACATTTACTAATGATTATACTAATCCTGTTCCAATTTGTTTTGATACTAGTGTATCAGATGGAGTAAGACGAGTATATGGAGTTCAAGTGTATGATCAAAAGGATGATCCAAATTATCCAGATAAAAGTTTCCCTACCGTGGGTGAGATTGGTAAATATTATTATGATCGAAGCGCGCAAAAACTTTATACTTGGATTATAGATGTAAATGAATACAAAACTAAATTACAAAATATGATAGACGCTAAAACTAATTGGTGGTTACAAGAAGCAGAACTTGGTGACTTGACAAATGCTACAGTTAATCTTAGTGAAGAGGCGGGCCCCGCTTACGTTGAAGTACCATTAGCTACATATTATGCAACAGGACAATTTACTGTTCCCGCAGGATTAACTAATGGCAAGCCGAATTCCGATTGGCGAAATGTATTATATTTTGCTGATTTCTTTGCTAGTTTACAAGGTCTTGAAACCTCTTATTATTGGGCTGAGATGTATAGTGAATGGCCTAAGATATATAATATTGAGAAAGGTGATTGGATACCTGGAGTATTAGACTCTCCTTCTTCTCTTGATTGGTGGCTAGATTTAATTGATAATGATAGTGTTATCAATAAATTTTCTGTTAATTCTATTGGTAGAAGAAGTTATGCTAAAACTGAAAGTGGATGTAACTGTGTATTTGAACCTGATATTCCTAATTCAGTTATGGTTAATGTTGCAACTCCAGATGATGTTATTGATTCCCGCAACGTAGAAACAAGACAACGAATGATGGAATTAGGATTGAATCCTGTTCAAGTATCTACTGCTATATTTGATTCTGTTGTGGTGGGTGGTTGCTTTAACTCTTGTTATCAAGTTGTTAGACAGCTATTAACAGATTACACTGATTATAATGAAAATATATCAGTTACTTGTTTACCACTTTATCATCTTGAACCAAACACAAGAGTTACGTTTAATGATCCTAAGTCTGGTGTAGTTGGAGATTATATTATAAATTCAATTAGTTATGATGTTTCTGCAAATGGAACTACAATGAATCTTAACGCGAAAAAGGTTATTGAGAAGATATAAAAATAACGGGAGATGCTATTTTGCATCTCCCGTTATTGTTGTTTCTGTAGTCATCGGCGCATATTGCCACCAGTAAGGATAAGGTTGAGTTAGCTGATGAGGGTCATTAGTAGGCCATACTGACGATGGGTTAATTATAATTGGTTGTTGATTCTTTTTAACTTCATCAAGTTGCTCGCCTAATTTTTTAATAGTTTCATTGATTTTCCGCATTTGAAAAGACAAATCTTCTAAAGCATAACTCATATGTAAAATTTGCCGTTCCATACTTTCAAATCTTTCTTCTTCAACTAAAGTATATTTTCTTTCATTAACATGGTCAAGTCTTTTACTATTACTCATTTAGTCCTCCCAATTAAAAGCTTGCGGTTGCGGGGTTCCATTAACTTTTGCCCATCCAATACATATCGCATCCGCTACATCATCATTTACACTAAATCCAAATTTTTCTTTAACAAATTCTATATCTCTTGCTTTAAGCACATCACGAGTTGCCCCGCCTTGCTTAATCCCGCATTGTTTTCGCCAAGAGCTAGCTCCGATAAATTCTACATCAATTCCATAATTATCAAACATAAGCACAATCGCCGCCTGTAAATAAAATAATGCTTTAAAGGTCGCTTGATTATGTGTCCATTTAGCTTCGTTTAAGTTATCGGGGATGATCTGCTCCATGATAACTTGAATCTGATGTCCTTCGTTTAATTTTTTCTCATCAAGATATATTTCTTCAATACAATCTGTCATAGTTTTAATACGTTTGAGGACATTTTTACCATTATCTTGTATATTATGACGGCGTGTTAATTGTTTATTTTTAAAGATTGCAACACCAGTTGATTTGGTACTTGCATCTATTGCTATTGTAATCAAAAGTCATACCTCCTTTATTAAATATAGTATATCAAATTTTTTCGTTTTTGTCAAGCGGGAAGGTGCTAAAATTTAGTCAACGATTTTTTAAATGGGTGATGACTTAATCGTTTTTACTATTTTTGCTTTAAAAATTAAATCCTGAGGAATAATACAAAATAAAAAAGAGCCAGCTTTCGCTGGCTCAAAATTATTGTCCTGTATGACCAAAACCGCCATCTCCACGTTCAGTTTCAGACAGATCAGTAATTAGTTCAGGTACTACATCTAAATATGGCTGAATGATAAGTTGTGCAATTCTATCATTCTTATGAATAAACTGAGGCATGTTGCTACTATTATGAAGAGCTACGATAATTTCACCTCGATAGTCTGAGTCAATGACTCCTACTTTATTTGCAGGAGCTAAGCCCTGTTTCGTCGCAAGGCCGCTTCGCGCATATATCCCGCCAAAATATCCAGTGGGTATTTCTACAGCGATACCTGTACCAATCTTCATCGTGCTACCAGGATTAATGGATACTGTCCATTCTTCTTTATCGCCTTCCATACCTTCATAGTTATTAGCAAACAAATCTAACCCTGCCGCAAAATCACTTCCCTTTTTAGGAAGCATAGCAGAATCATACAGCTTTTTAGTAAATAACAGATTTGAAATTTTACTCATCATAATTTCCATAAAGATCGCTACCTCTCTTATAAATTACTTCTGTATCTCCATCGGGTTCTTTTTCAGTACAAAAGACTTTAGTAAAAGTTACTTTATACCACGAATCTACAACTTCGCCTTTTGATTTCGCTTCCTTATACTGTGAAGTGTATTTAGTCAGCGTGAATCTTTTATCATTCTTCGCCGCCTCAATCATTCCTTTTACACTCTCTTCATCATCAATTCGATAAGTTTCAACTACTTGTGTTAAGTATTTCATATATTTCTCCTTATATAATCTCTACTATTAATTTTTGTCTATTGTATTTATAATTTTGTTCATTTTCTATATTTCGTTTAATCTTTAGGCAATATTTCTCTGGGCCATGCATTTGAAGAAGTTTAGCTCCATACTTATCAATTAAACGAGTTACAGCGTATTCATAATTTTGAATAGTTGTAGGAACTGTTTCAACCGTATCTTTTGTACTTTCATCTAATACAAAGATCTGTTGCATACGATCAAAAGGTTGAATATAACTAACTAAAATCATTTTTGTATCCTCCTTAAATCCTAATCGCAGTCAATTACCGCCTGGTCGTAAGGGAAGAGATAATAACAATATGCTTCTTTACCAATTTTTAACCAGATTTCATAAGCCTGTTTATCTTCTGTTAAATCAATTCCAAGAATATCTCCTCGATTTAAACAACAGATAAAAACTTCTTTAGATGCAGTATAAGTGGAAGTGCTTGAATTATTAAGATGAAAAACAGTGTAATCTCTTAATTCATGACATAGCATCATAGCATAATTGATAACTTCATTATTAAACCACTCCTGAAGTTCTTCTTGTTTACGAGCCATTTCTAAATGATTTAATGGACTTTCGTGTTCTAACACCAGTTGCTTATTTGCATCATATAAAGTATTTCCTTTGATTTCCATTATATTTCTCCTTTGATATATATAATAATTATACCAAAAATTTTATATTAAGTCAAGAATCTTTTATGCTTTACACGCATTTCAGTTTCTTGAATTTTACCTTTATTAAAAGCTGTTAAGTAATCACCTGTTAAGTAACCTGTTACACGGCGGAGACGTTGAATATTGTCACTACCACAGCATGGACAGCTCATACCTAATTCAACTTCACCCTGAAATCCACACTCAAGGCAGGTATCTGCGGGAACATTGATTGCGAAATATGGGATGTCATGATCCATTGCGTAATTAACGATGGTTTCAAGAGCATCAATGTTATCCTCTGCGCCAGAGTCAAGCTCTACATATGTGATACATCCCGCGGAACTGTAACCAGTAAGCTGGGATTCGATGTCGATCTTCTCAAATGGATTCATGTCAATCCATACCGGAACATGGATGGAATTTGTAAAGAAATCTTTATCTGATACATTAGGTATAACACCATATTTATCACGGAATTTCTTTAATGCTGTGTGACATGTATTTTCAGCGGGAGTATAATATACACCAAAGTTAAGATGGTATCTCTCTTTGAATTCTGCACATCTATCTTTAAATAGTTGTTCAATACGTTTCGCTAATTCCATTCCTTCTTTTGTAGTATGGTCTTTTCCAATAAGGATTTGAAGTGTTTCTGCTAATCCAATTTGTCCAATGGCGAGAGTACCATGTTTAAGAGCTGATCGAATACCTTCTTCTGGAACATATCCTGCCATAGTGCCATTTTGATACATGAACTTTGCGGATTCAACAGGCTGTGAACAGATATATTCAAATCGTTCAATGAGCATATCCTTGGCTTCGTGGATTTTATCATCAAGATGGTCGATAAATGCGTCCAACATTGTTTCTTTATTTACGCCCACCTTTTCACCGGTTAACCTTGTCTCCATAGCCAATGTCGGCATGATAATAGTTACCGGGCAAATATTACCTCTACCGTCCTTTAACTGCCCGAAGCCGTTAATATCAAAACCGTTAGCTGTCCTACAACCCATGGTACTGAAGTATGTTCTTGGGTCGTTACGGTCATAGCCCGCATTCCCGCTCCAGTCTACATTTGCATAGTTTGGATATAATCTCTTTGCTGTACTCTTGAGAGCAAGTCTATATAGATCATAATTAGGAGTGCCTGGCTTATCATTAACATCTTTCATATACTGAAAGATTCCACAAGGGAAAATGCTTGTTTTATGAAGTTTGCCTACTCCTTTGATACACCCTTCAAGAAGAGCTTTTGTTACCATACGACCTTCAGGTAATGTACAAGTGCCGTAGTTAATTGATGTGAATGGAAGCTGGTTACCGCTACGGGATTGAAGTGTATTAAGGTTGTGATACATACCCTCAACAGCTTGTTTAATTTCACGTTCAGTCATAGCCATAGCATAATTATAGGTTTTGTCAGAAACATAATATTTATAATTTTCAATAGGGTTTTCTTCAGGCCTTTTATCAAGAGGCGGAACTCTACCTGTAGTAAACTTAATTGTACCGTCAATAAATTTTAATCCGTCTTTAATATGCTTATAAAAACTCTTCCTTACATATGGCACCATTGTCCAATCTAAATGGCTAGCAGATACTCCGCCAAACTGCTGTAAACTCTGTAATTGGAAAATCACTGCTACCAGCTGAAATGCAGTATTCACACTGTTCGCAGGGCGCACATCAGTTTGTCTTGTGTTAAATCCATTTGCAAGTAAATCATCAAAAGGAATAGTTAAGCAGTTATGCATACCAACCGCATAGCTATCAAGATCATGAATATAAATTTCATTATTTAAGTGATTTTCTCTTGACTTCTTACTCATACAATAGTCTAAAGCAAAATTCTTCATAATAACAGAATCTGCTTCTCCTTTACGCCCACCAAAAGAAAACTCATCTACATTCGCATTTTGGTTCTCAATATTGCGGGCAAGCAACTTTTCCCGCATCGCTTGAGTTCTTGAATCGTTAAAGTTACGCATCTTGTTACGCTCTTCACGATATAAGATATACGCTTTAGCTACATCTTTTCTCTTGGTTGACATCAGCCCTTTCTCTACCATATCCTGGATTTCTTCTACTGTATAAGGTTCTTCTGTTTCAATGGCAGCCTCTTCAATAAAATCTGCAATCTTTTCAGCTTTTTGTTCAGCATATTCTGTTACGTCACCGTCAACTGAAACAAAGGCGCGAAGTATTGCTTCCTCAATTTTATCTTTATTGAAAGCTACTTCTCGCCCATCACGTTTGATAATCTTTTCCACAGTTAGTACCTCCAATTATATAAATTATTTTAGGATTACTATATATATGATTTTTGTTTCAAATAGATTTAACTTAAAATTCCTCGAATGGTCTTTTCACAAAAAGGTCTCGTAGATTAGCGGTATATACGCCATCATAAGTATTCCATAATCCAGTATAGTCTATATCCCCAATTTCCTCAAACATTTTTATATCTGCCAAGTATCTACGACATATTTCATAACAATCAGGATTTGATTCTCTTGTTAAGATTTTGATAAGTCTTTCTTTATCGCTAAAAGGTTCAACAAGATATATTTTTAAATCTACATTATCATTTTCAGCTAGCCGTCTAACTCCTTCCGGATTTAACACGGCTACATTAATTTTATTCGGATTTAAGTAATCCGCACAAGTTCCATAATACCAATCATTATTATAACAAGTAGCTTCAAGCATACTTCCATCTAGCACATGACCAGCAAAGCTGCCTACATCAATGAAGTGATAATCTTTTCCATCTACTTCATTATCACGTGGTGGGCGGGTAGTACATGAAACTACTTTATGAAATTTATATGGAGCTTTTTCCCATAGGTAGTTGGCAGTGAAATCCTTTCCACTGCCACTCTTACCCATGAACGCTAGAATCTGATATTTAACTTGCTTGTCCTCGTTCATTTTCTAATGTTACCTCACCTTTATCATTTATATCTGTTATTTTATAAATTGTATGACCACTTGTTGATGTATATTTCTTTGCGACAAACATATCTTCACGTCTAAACCCATTTATCATTAACATTGTTCCACGTGTGAACCAACCTTTCTCCGTAATCTTCTTTGTGCCATCCGGCTGGATCTCACTCTGCTGACGCTTATACATCGCATACATATCACGCGTGAACTTAACCGGAACCACGCCATCAGTTGTCAAAAGAGAGATGCTATGTCTTGCATCATTCTTACTAATTACAGTTCCAGCAATCCTATAAAGTTTATAAATAGGAATTTCTTTCCCACCACGTTTAAACCATTTATCTACAACAGGTTCTGTATCATGCTCAAAGAAATCTTCAATTCCATACTTTTGTTTGTCAATGTTCTTTAACTCATGGTCATGATAATAGAAACATAATGCTTCCATCTCCCAAGCGGAAAGATTATTCTTCTTTGCATATTTGTCCCATTCCTGCATGAATAACTTTGTGTTATACTCTTTTAATGCTTCGTCATGATGCTCTTTTAACCACTCACGCACGTTACTCATAAACACATCATAGATACACTTTTTCCATGCCTCTTGTTCTATCATTGGCTCACCATTAATGACCTCAATGTAATCTGGATCAAAGATACCTTCGAACTTCTCGCACCCTTGCTGATAGAACTTATATGAGTCAGGATTTAATACATAATATGCAGTTTGTGTTGTGTGGTCAACATATTTGCAATACTTTTTCAAATATTGCGTGAAGCTAAATACTGTCTTCTCTGCTTCAAGTGTACCCTTAGGGATGATACCCTGCTGAAGTAATCCGTTAAGATTCTGCAAAGTTAACTTCTTCTTCGGCTCACTTGTTATACTAAGATAATATACCATATTATAATATCTTGCTTTCTCCGGGTTATCACATCCTAATTTTGCGGCAAGGTGGTCAAATGCACCACCCTTGATTAAAGATATCATCGCCGGCTTTTTAACCTTAACACGATTCATAAAATCTTTAATACTTGTGTAAGGTCTTCCCGCTTTAATTTCTTCAATCATTTCTGCATTAACATTACTTAATGCTTTTAATCCATATAGAATTTGATTATGCTTTGCATCAGGTTTAAATCCATAATCAGATTCATTTATATCTACAAGAGAAACCATAATATGATGGTCAATAATTTCACCAAGCGCTTTTGCAATCTTCGCATAATCGGTGTTCTTTTCTCTTGCCTCTACATCTTCTTCATCAATTTCATCTTCAAGACTCGCACTATTTACAACCAATACCGCTGTGTCCCAATAAATTGAGTTCCAACGTGTTGCCATATATGCTGTCTGATAGCCAATAAATGAATATGCAAGAGCATGAATGTCTGAGAATGAATATCCCATCTGCGGGCGGGCGATCGCATCCCAAACATACCGACCTACCGCAGGACTTTTTGCTTGTTCAAGAATCTGTTCCCGCAGCTCAGGAATCTTAGACATCTGCTTTTTACCAATAATCTTACGTGCGGCATTCGCATCCTTTAGACTAAAGTTACAAATGTTTTCATCCATAAGTGACTTCATTAACTGCTCTTGTGAGATACCAACTCCATAAGATACATTTAGATACTTTCTAAATGCCATCTGCTCATCATGCGTCAATCCATACTGTTCCATTTCTCTATCCCACTGACCAGGATTTGCTTTGAAACGAACATATTTATCCATTGGGTTCTCTTCGCCATCTGGAGCCATCAGACGAATCAAACCATTTGTGTTACTTAATTCTAAGATGTCTTGCGGTTGCACCTTCTTAATACCCTGACTACCAATATCACTATCGAACTGGAAACATGCCAAGATCTTTGCTGCCTTGATGCTATTCCATACATCTTTATTTTTTATATCCAAAATCTCTGGATGAAGATATTTGTCATATACTTCCCGCAAACTCATATCCTGCGGGAGCTCGCCATCTTCCTGAAGGAACTTGATCGTCTGCATCAACATGTCCTGTACTGATGTAAGAAGGAAGTCATACTTTGTCATTCCCGCAGCTTCACAATCGTGAAGTTCATACTGTGTTACCACATCACCATTCTTTGCTCTCATAAAACATCCGAATTCAAACGGATCTTCATCGAACATGATTACACCAGACGCATGAATACCTCTCGACTTAACCAGTCCCTCAATTCCTAAGATAATATCCAGCAATCCAGGATACTTTTCAACCTCCGCAATAAACGGACGAACTGGCTGTCTGCCCTTGTCAGGATTCCCATAAACTACTTCAGAGATTGTCCAGTTGAAACCACGTTCAATCGGAACCAAACTTGACAGATATGAACTTACGTCAATATCAATTCCGTCAGGATAATCGTCACTTCTATATCCGCGGCAAGCAGTTTGAACTGCTGACTTTGCAGATTCTGTTCCAAATGTTGTAACATAAGTTGCGCCTAATTCTGCGCGGACGACGTCTGGGACATCCTTAAACGACTCCCCGCGCTCGTTCTTAATCTTTCTCATAATCAGCGGACGCTTGCTCGGACACAAGTCTAAGTCAATATCCTTTTATTGTTGATGGACTATCTCTTTCACAATAATCTACTGAGAATATTTTACTTCGATTATTGCTAGATTGCACTACAGATTAGTTTCCAACCCTAATCCTTTATATTAGTCTCTACACTTTTTCCCAATAAAAACCTTTATATGGCTTATTTTCTTTCATCCTTTTAGAAATGCCTGAATAGTCTGTCGGTTTTGTTCCTACAAAAATTAAAGCTTCTTGTATTGTTGGAAATTCTTTTACTAGGATAGTTTTTTCCGCATCTTTATATGCTCTAATTTTCTTAGCATTTCCATTTTCAGCACCAGTTTTCTTGCCTTTTTTGCTTTCACTCATTTTCTTTTTAGATTCTTCTGTATGTTTCTTTCCATACATTCCATTTTTATCTCCAGTAGTAACAGAACTCATTATTTGTCTAAAAGATTCGGTTTTTGTATAATCCTTATCTATTTGACTTAATTTTTGTTTTGTTTCTTGAGAGTGATGTTTTCCATACATTCCATTTCCTTGCCCTTTATTTCTTTGACTAGCTTTCTCTCTTATCTCTTTTTGTTTTGCTAAAGGTAAAGAATGAAATATATCTCCACCATCTCCTCCTGGGGATATATTGTAAAATGAATCATCTTTAACAGCATTAAAAGCTGATATAAACTCTTTTTCTTTTTGATTATTTTCTTGTGCTGAGGAAGATATATATAAAATATCTTTTTTGAAATTATTCTCTCCATATTTAGCAATAGCTTTTTGTATTAAATTACCACTACCTAAATAAGAGTCATTTAATTCTCCAAAATGTTTTCCTATATATCTTTTGCCATTTATTAAATTGGTTGTTAAATAAATATAATGTTGTTTCATGTCATTATCTCCTTTTCTATTTCTATTATATATGAAAATTCGATATTGACTTTTTATCAACTTTGACCTTGATTTTTTATTGAGAACTTAGCACGGTATTATCAAGCTATCCTTTAACAGGACCTAGACTCTCTTAGTCAGTTGATTCGCATATTATTATATAATATCTTATTTCGCTGATACCGTTAGCCGTATAAAACGACACCCCTGGAAAGGTTCACAATCTTTATTTACAACTGCCCAATATCAACTGTAGACTAGGCAGTTCAATTCTCTCTTTATTTATATATCTGAAGAACGGAAGATTCCACTTAATCGGATCCAACTGGGTTACACCAAGAAGATAATGATTTAATCCTGAACAAGACGAACCTCTTCCCGCCCCTACCAGACTCCCGCAATCCCACATCATATCAATATAATGTTGAAGCACAATAGGATACTTAAACAAATTCGTTCCAAGTTTCTCACCTATCGTTCTTTTTACATCAGCTTCTTCTTCAAGTCTATCAAGATATTCTTTTTTATCTAATCCTTTTTTCTTCAAACTGTCAAAACATTCATTTACCCAATATCTCTCATATTTGTCATCTGATCTTCTCATACTTGCAAGAATTGGATATTGACTTGACATATAAAACTCTTCTTTTGGATACTCCTTAACCTCAACTGATGGAATCGTTTGGTTATGTCTTAAATCATAAATTTCAATCTTATCCATCATCTCCATACTATTATGACAAAACTCTTCATAATACCATTTTGTATTATTTTCAAAAGATGAATGTAGATCTGTTATACATTCCGCCTGATCGTGAAGATACGCATACTGATAGAAACTATCAACCTCACGTTCTCCATCAGATGAGTTCAGATATGCTTTATGAACATATCTATCCTCCTTCTTCAAATAATGTGAGTCATCTCCAATTACAACTTTACATCCATACTCTTTCGCAATATTCACCAGCATTTTATTTGCGGCAACCTGTTCCGCACTTGCACCGGGAGCTATCTCTACATAAAAG